CGATCCAGGCGCCGGGGATACTGGACCCGAAATGGGTTATCGAAAACGCGATGCGCACCATCAACTTCGAGCTTCCGCCCGAGGCTTTTGCGCAGCAGCCCAACGGCCCGCCGCCAGGGCCGCCGCCCGATCCGGCCAAGATGGCGCTGGCGCAGGCGATGCAGCAAAAAACCGCAATCCTTGCCCAGGACACGCAGCGCAAGGCCGCGGCAGACGCGGTGCAAGCCGAGAATGCGCGGCAGGAAGCTGCTCTTGATATGCAAGATGCTGCGGCCGAGCGCGCGAGCAAGGAGAGGATCGCGCAAACCGAGCAGGAAACTGAGCGCGTTCGACTGGCTGCGGAGTTGGCAAAACAACACGTTGCCCAGCAACACGCTTCTGTGGAAAATGCGCTCGGCCGGGCGCATGACCACGCAAAGATTATTGGCAGCGGCATTGTCTCCGCCGCCACCCGACCGCCAGCAGCGCCTCAATCAATACGCCAGCAAGGAATTGTGCCACCGCAATGACCATTCCTAGGCTGCATGTCGTTACCGCGCGGTTCAACCCGCTTCGCTGGCAAGCGCCGGACCGGCACTTTCGCGATTGGGCAACCCACATCCAGGACAGCGGCGCACTACTGACGGTGGCTGAGGTGCAGTATGGCAAGCGCCCCTTCACCTGCGACCTCGGCTCGCACGTCAACCACATCGGTTTGCGCGCTGATAGTTGGGGCTGGTCAAAAGAATGCGCGCTCAACCGCGCGATTGAACGGATACCCGAGGCTGAGTGCATCGCTATCGGCGACGCCGACGTGTGGCACCGCAAGCCGGGCTGGGCGTCCGAGGTGGTGGAGCATTTGCAGCATTACCGCGTGGTGCAGACCTGGACCAAAGCGCTTGATCTCGGCCCGAACGACGAATTGATACAGGTGCATCGGGGTTTTGCCGACTGCTACATGCAGGGCGACCCGCTTGTTGCCGAAAGTAAGAATTTTTGGAAGTTCGACGGCGGCTACTGCGACTACCCACACACCGGCTACTTCTGGGCGTTCAACCGTCCGTTTCTTGATTGGGTGGGGGGGCTGTTCGAACTCGCCGGTATGGGCAGCGCCGATCATCACATGGCGCTCGGCATGGTCGGCAAGGTCGAACGCTCCTGGCCGCATGGCACCAGCAACGCCTATAAAAATCATCTGCTGCGCTGGCAGGAACGTGCTGGCCGATTCGTCAACGGCCGCATCGGCGCGGTGCCGGGAATCATCGAGCACCGGTTCCATGGCCGTAAGATCGACCGCGGCTATTTGAACCGCTGGGACATGTTTGTCCGCCACGGTTTCGATCCAGACGCCGACCTCAAGCGCAACAGTTATGGCATCCTGGAATGGGCTGGCAACAAGCCGGAACTGGAACGCGAATGGGACTTGTATCTTCGCAGCCGAAATGAAGACATCAATTCGTTGTAGGAAAATCAGCATGACGATCGATACTCTACGTCCGCCGACCGACGCCCAACGCAAAGCCGCCGCCGCCGCCGCCATCAAGCGCTCCGGCTACAATTCCGGAGGCCGGCTGAAGCAGGAGGAATGCAACCCCGCCGCCAAGGACACACGGATGGCGAAACGCCGCGGCGGCGAAGTGGGTGGCGACCAGCCTAGGGGCCGGCCCGACAAGAAGTCGCGCGGCAAGGCGGCGGTGAACATCAACATCGTGAGCCCCGAGGCAGCGCAGGGCGAAAAGCAGCAGGCCGCCGCCGCAGGGTTGCAGGCCGGCGCGAAACTCGGCGCGGCCAAGGCGATGCAGGCGATGGGCGCGGGTGGCGGCAAAGGTCCGCCGCCCCCGCCGCCGGCGCGTGGTGGGCCGATGCCGCCTCCTGGTGGTGCGGGTGGGCCGCCAATGGGTGGGGCACCGCCAGGAGCGGCGATGTCGCCGGATGAGCCGCCGATGAAGCGCGGGGGAAGGGCACGGTAATGGAGAAGGAAATCACGGTAATGGACAAGGAAACGGTAATGGACAAGGAAATTAAACCAAAGGGCAAATGGCCTGAGCCATGGCGTCCAGAAGGTCCGGAAGGAGAAGGGTTCACCAGCCACGGCGAAGCCCGGCCGGTGACCATGCTCGGGACTCAGCAAGCTGCGCCGCCATTGATTGGCGATGCGCCGACCGAACTGCCGGATGCTGTCACAGTTGCATACGTGGACTACAAATTTCGCCTTTTCACAGCAGTGCAACACCGCCGGAACGACCGCATGGTTCAAGAACTGAGCAAAGCCCTGGAAATGGAGCGCTCGGAAAACAACCGGCTGCGTCTCCAGTTGAACGAAGCAAGGGCGGCGCGAGCGCAGTAATGGAAATGGGCCACTTTATTGAAAAGACCGGACGCGAAAACCGCACCATCACGTTCTGCCCAGGTTGCGACTGGCAAACGGAAAGGAGCGTGGCGGCAGCGGTATGCTGCGCTCCGCTTTTGTATGTCAGTTACGAACTGGGCGTCGAGGATGATGCGGCAGTCGAGCACATCAACAACGAGCGGCGCGCGTTCCAGAACAAACTGCGGCGCGGGCGTCAGGCCACCGCCGCATGATCATTGCCGCCAGCGATCTCGCCATGGTCATCCAGCGCCGCATCTCCGAGGAGCGCAACAGCCGCCTGACGCGGATCACGCAAGGCATGCCGGAAGACTTCGCCCAATACAAAGAAGCCGTAGGTTTTATTAAAGCCCTGCAAGTAATAGATGACTATATAAACGAATTGAGAAAGCATAAAGGAGAGATAGGTGAGTAGTCCGTATAATGCCAACGTTGCTGCCTTGCATCACGTTGACCTGACCGAGTTCGATGTCTGCGCCGAAATGGACAAGGTGGTCGGCAACCTCGATGACTTCGAGATCACCGGCCAGCAAATTCTGGTCGGCGCGTTCGTGCGCCCAGTGTCCGACAAACTCGTGACGCGATCCGGCGTGGTGCTGTTGAAAGCCACGACAGAGGTCGGCCGCGACGCATCCGAGGATGCGGTGCAGGGCAAGGTGGTGCGCGTGCTCAAGATCGGCCCACAGGCCTTCCCACCCGAGTTTGCCAGCGAGTGGGGCGACCGCGGGCCGCCCAAGGTGGGCGACTGGTTGCTGACGGAGCCGCAGACGGGTGTGCAGTTGTCGGTCAAGTGCTCCGGGTCGGTGGGCACCGAAATGTTCAAAGGCGCGGACAGCAAGCGCCTTGCCGGACATGGTGGCTGGCCGTGCCGGCTGATGTTCGCAAAGGACATTCTCGGACGGCTGCGCGAGCCGCATCTCGTGGTTTAGCCGTGGTCGCCATGTTCGTCGCCGGCGGATTTCTCGGCATCGCCGTGGGTTTCGTGATCGGCGCGGTCGTGTTTGCGTTTTACGAAGAGCGACCGCATTGACAGCCCCGCACTTCCTCATCGGCGACCAGGTGCGCCACGTCTCCGGCGGCGTTACGATGACGGTGACGCACATCGACGGCGATTGGATAACCGTCATGTGGTTTGAGCGCCGTCAGAGAACGGCGGTGTTCAAGGCCACGACGCTTCGTCTGGCAAAGGCAGCCGCATGAGCTTGGACGAGCACCTTGCCGCGTGCACGCGCGAGGCGGCCGGCGTGAGCCGCATACGCACTGCGCATACTGCTTTCCGCGCCGGGGTGCAGTCCGACCCCGTGCTACGGCGTGATGCGGAGCAGCGCCTCATCGAACTGCGTGGCGTGGCGGATAAATGTTTTATTGCGCGGTGCGGTATCGCCGCCATCGAGGAGGCCATTCGTGACTGAAAGAAACCCGGCGGACTTGGATGGCGACGTGCTGGATCGCCCCGACAACATCAGCCCCGAGGACGCGCTGGCCGATGTGCGCGATCAGCTTGCCGCCAGCCAGGCCGCCGCTGAGCGTGAGCGGGTGGCGCGGTTGGCGGCAGAGCAGCAGGCCCAGCAGGCGGCGGGCGCCACGGCGGGGGCGCATGAGGCGGCGCTCGCGGCCAGGCTCGCGGCCGAGGATCAGAAGATCGGCACAGCGAAAGCAGCGCTTCGTGCCGCTCGCGAGTCCGGCGACCTGGATGCTGAGACGGATGCCATGCAGCATCTGGCCAGCGCCACGCAGATGAAAGCAGCGTTCCAAGCCGAACAGGCGCGTATCCGTAGCCAGCAGGCGGCGCGGCCCCAAGCGCAACCCCAGCAGCAGACCGGCCAGTCGGAGGCAGCACAGCGGTGGATCAGCGAGCACCCGCGCTTCAACACCGACCGCTATTACCGCGCTACCGCCGAGGCCGCGCACTTCGAGGCGGTGGAAAGCGGCATTCAGACCGACACGCCGGCCTACTTCGCCCACATCAACCGCGTAATCGCCGAGAAATACGGCCAGGAAGGGAGGCAAGACGTGCCAGATACCCGCCAGACGCCGCCGCGGCAGCGCGCACCAGCGTCGAGCTACGGTACACCGCCAGCGCGCGGCGCCAATGGCCCGGCCCGCGACGGCACCGACATCAACCGGATCGCCGCGGAGATCAGCGCGCTGGGTGATGGGCAGGTGACACCGGAAGCCATCCGGCACCATGCCGACATCGCCGGCATGAAGCTGGAAGACTATCTCAAATCCCAGGCCCAAATTCTGGCCGAGCGGCGTGGACGCGGGTTCGCCAACGCCGGCGGGAATTTGGTCTTTAAGTAAGGAAGCGGATAAATGTCCGACACCGAAACAATGCTGCCCGCCCGCCGGACGCGCTCGCCGCGTGCTAGGTTTGAGGTTGATCCCCAGGAGTTCATCGACCCGGAAACCGGCGCTCCGATCAAGCGGCGGTCGCGGCGAGATACCGGCAATTCCGAGTGGGATGTGCCGGAGAAATACCGCAAGCCGCGCTGGGATTATCAGTGGTTCACCATGAAAGTGCTTGGCGTCGAGGAAGACCCCGAGACGTTGGTGTCGATTGCCGATGGTGGTTGGCGCGCGGTGCGTCCGGACGAAATGCCAAACATGGTGCCGTCCGGCTACAGCCTCAAAACCATCGACCGGCGCGGCATGCGCTTGTTTACCCGGCCGCTGCACATCAGCGAGGAAGCGCGCGCGGAAGATGCCGAGTTCGCCCGCGAAGTGCGCCGGCAGAAGTTTGCCCAGGCACAAATGGGCGACCCGGCCAATCGGGATATGGCACCGCGTGCTGCCGTGGCGCAGCGGTTCGCAAGCCAATACGAGCCGCTTCCGGCTGATGCTCGGGCGGACATCCAAGAGGTTTGACGAGACAGGTTGCCGACATCCAACACCGCTCGCACGGCGGTGCGAAGACAGTACTCCTTACCTCCTGCGGCCTGAACGGACGCATACGCAGGAGCATAGGCAAACCCGGTCGGCGTGAAATGAAACGGGAAAGTGCTGTCGGTGTGCCGGAAAAAACACTGTTGCCCAGGTCCGGCGCGTCGCTCTAATTCTGCATCCGACCGCAGCGCCGCCCCGGCGTTGCTCTCCCCGCGATCTTCCCTGCGCGCCCCGCCAGGTCAGAGCGCATAGACAGGTTTGTGTCTATGACGACTTTGACGCTTGGCCCGACCGGGCTGTCCTATATCCGCAACCGTCGGTCGCTGTCGCCGAACTATCAGGCGAACACCTACTACATCAAGCAGGGCTATGCGTCGGCCATCGGTTTCGGCGATGCGGTCAGCACGTTGACGGGCGGCAATGTCGGCTACATCGGGCCGTACCTATCCGGTCTCGGAAACCCAGTGCTCGGCGTGTTCGTCGGCGTTCAGCCCTACTACGACACGGTGTTGCAGCAGACCGTCAACAAGCGCTGGTGGGCCGGCACCGAGTCCCCATCGGCGGACGTGGCGTGCTGGGTGATTGACGATCCGGACGCGATCTTCCTCGCGCAGATCAGCGGCGGCCCGCTTACGCTGGCCAACTCGCGGCAAAACATCGACCTGACCGGGAACGGCGCGCCGAACACCTACGGCGTCAGCACGGCCGCGCTCAACTATTCTACGTTGGCAGTGACCTCGACGCTGCCGTTCCGGATCATCGGACCGAGCACGATGGGCGCGCCCGGCTACGACCCGACCCAGCAGTTCAACAGCCAGCCGACGAACGGATACGCCGAGGTCATCATGAACCCCGGCGCCTCTGAGTTCAACATCGGCACCGGCATTTAAGGGGAGGGCTGACACATGCCGATTTCAACCGCACAGATCGCCCAGCTTCTCCAGCCCGGCATCCGCAAAATCCGTGGTGACTACCCGGAAATTCCGGCGCAGTGGTCGCTCATCTTCGCCAGGGGCAAGTCCGACCTCCAGGTCGAAAAGACGCAGAGCGTTCGCCTGCTTGGGCTGCCCGGTCTCAAAGGTCAGGGCCAAGCCACCAACTTCGACAACAACGCCGGCACGCGCTGGACCTACAACCATCTGCACCAGGCGGTCGGCCTCGGCTACTCGTTCACCCGCGAGGCGATGGACGATAATCTCTACAAGAGCCAGTTTACGCCGACCAACTTGGGGCTGATGAAGTCCTTTCGCCAGTTCAAGGAAATCCTGGCGGCCGACGTGTTCAATCTGGGTAACGTCTATAACCCAGCCGTCGGCGGCGATGGCTACGCGCTATTCAGCACGTCGCACCCCGTCGATGGTTACACGGTTCCCAACACCCCGAGCGTGGCCGTTGGCCTTAACGAGGCGACGCTCGAAATGGCGTCGAACCAAGTCCGCGCGTTCCGCGACAACGCCGGCCTGCTAATCTCCGCGCAGGCGCGCAAGCTGTTCGTGCCAAAGGAACTGCGCCGCGTCGCCAAGCGCCTACTCGAAACCCAACTGCGGCCGGGAACCGCGAACAACGATCTGAACGCGGCCAAGGAGAACGGCGACTTCGACGAGGGTTACATCGTCGGTGATTTTCTGACCTCGCCCTATTCGTGGTTCGTCATTACCGACAACGGCGGCTTCATCTACTTGGAGCGCGTCCCGTTCGAGACCGACATGCAGGTCGATTTCACGACCGACAACCTGCTGGTCAAGGCCTACGAGCGGTATTTCATCGGCTACGATGACTGGCGCGCGGGCTGGGCCAGCTTCCCGACCAACTAATCCTGGCCGGGCAATAGGAGCGCCACATGGGCACCACATCATTCTCCGGTCCGGTCGCGTCCACCGGCCTCATGGATTACCTGGGGACCGGGTTCAGCACGGAACCGAACCCCGATTATAACCCCGACGCCGCGCCGTCCTGGTTCTATCAGGGCGTCGCCACGCCGGACCCGCGGTTCTTTCTGCAAAGCGCCAAGCTGAACGGCTACACCGGCGTGCAGCCGATGTTCATGAACTCGCTTGGCGCCGAAATGGTGGATGCGGTGCCGTCGGCTTACGGTGCCGCCAAGATCGCCGCGCTACAGCACACCACCAGCGGCACCGCCATGACGCTGGTGTCGGCCCAGGCGGCCGGCATCACGCCGAATGTGCCCATCATTCCATTCACCGGCGCGGTCAATGGCGGATCGGTTGTCACGGCTGCGCTGGCGCTCGACTTCGGCTTTGCGTTCGGCACCACGACGGCGGCGAGCAAGACGGTCACGGTGGCCGACAGCACTCAGTTCTTTTTCGGCATGCCGCTTGTCCTGCCAAGCGCGCTGACCTCGACCACGCCGCTGCTGACGTATGTCACGGGGCTGCCGAGTTCGACCACGATCACGCTCAACAATGCGCCAGGCGTGTCGATCAGCGGCACCTGCCCCATCGGCATGGGCAATGTGTGGCTGAGCCCGCCGAACGGGGTGCAATATCCGACCGCGCACATGCCCTACATAGCTGGTGGCCCTGGGCTGTTCCTCGACCCGCGGCAGGCGCTGGCGCGCGGCGTGTCGATCACGTGCAGCAGTGCGTCCGGCACCGGCGGCAACGTGGTGGTGTCCGGCTGGGATGTGTATGGCCAGGCCATGACCGAGACCATTGCCATTGCGCCCGGCACCGCCCTGACCGCGTATGGCAAGAAGGCGTTCAAGTTCATCAAGAGCGTGACGCCGGCCTTCACCGATGCCACCTACAACTACTCGGTCGGCACCAGCGACGTGTTCGGGTTTAACCTCTACGCGCGCCGCTGGGAATTGACGAGTACGGCCTGGGCATCTGGTTTTGTCACCGGCGGCACCGGGTTCCTTGCCGGCACGGCCCCGGCATCCGGTGACGTGCGCGGCACGTTTCAAACCAGCGCGCAGGGCGGTGGGACGGGTTTCGGCTCGACCGCATCGAACGGCGCGATCAGCGGCCTGGTGATGACCGGCAACCGGTTGGCGATGTTTCAAAGCCTGGCCGTCTCCGACATGCTCGTGGCGACGCCATTTGCGCCGCAGACCATGCTCGGCGCGACGCAAACCTGATCGGGGCCGTGGGTGGCAAACCCATATCGCACGTCCATTGCGCTTACGGCAGCCGTCACCAATGGCATCTGCCTTTCGCAGACGCTTGGCGCGGCCGGCAAGCTCACGATCAACGGGTCGCTTGCCAGCGGTGGCGTGGCTACGCTTACCAGCACCAACTGCGTCGCGCGCCGCGTGGGAATCACCAGCGCCGGCAATGACAGCGGCATCACCTGGACGATCACCGGCACGAACCGGTATGGCGTGGTGGCCAGCGAGACGCTGACCGGCGCCAATGCGGGCACCGCAAACTCGGTCAGAGATTACGCCACCGTCACCAGCATCGCCGGATCGGGCGCCTCGGCATCGACGGTGACCGCCGGGACCAACACCATCGCCAGCACGGAATGGCGGATGCTCGACATCTACCGCGAGTTTTTCAGCGTCGGGCTTGGTTTCACCGCCTCGGGCACTATCAACGCGACGGTGGAGATCACGTTCGATGATCCGCTTGCGGCGCAGCCTGGTTCGCTCGAACCGACCAGCGCTCAGCCACCAACGGCCATCGCATACGCCACACTGGCTGCGATGACCGGAACGACGGTAGGCAGTATAAATTTCCCGGTGTTCGCGTGTCGGCTGACCGTGAACAGCGGCACAGGAACCGGTGTGTTGCAGGTCATCCAGTCGGGCACCTGCAACTAGCCGAACGACACGGCGAGCTTCCCCGCCGGCTTCGGGAGCGTTGTTTCAGGAGGCGGTGCGGTGAAAGACAAAATGGGCTACGAGCACGAAGGCGGCATGGGCGATAAGAAGGGCGCCATGAAGCGCGGCGGCCGGATGGCGAAGAAGGCCGGCGGCGGCGTGATGGGTTGTGCGCCGAAGAAACGCGCCGACAAGCGGGCGCGCGGCGGGCGCATGACCCCGAGCGAGCCGTTCAGCGGCGCCGGCAAGATGACCGGCGGCGAGCGCGGCAGCGACGAAGAAAAGGACTCCGAGCGAGCCAGCGGGGGGCGGCTGTCGGCTGCGAGCCGAAACGCGCTCCCCGCTTCGGATTTTGCGCTGCCGGGCCACGGCACCGGCAAGAACGGAAAAGGCCACGGGGCCTATCCCATCGACACGCCCGGCCGCGCCCGCGCTGCACTGTCGCGCGGCGCGGCCAATGCTTCGCCGGCAGAGCAAGCCACGATCCGGCGCAAGGTTCACGAGAAATACCCCAGCATCGAGTAGAGGTGCGCCATGGCTACCCTCACTTCGAGCGGAACCTACAATTTCCAGCTTGCCAACTCCGACGTGGTGCTCGAAGCCTACGAGCGCATCCAGATCAGACCGGCCGAGATCACCGCCGAGCACATGCATTCGGCTAACCGATCCGCCAACCTCGAATTGCAAACTTGGGCCAACCGCGGCGTTACACTCTATGCCGTCGAGCAGGCTACACCGATCACGCTGATTGAGGGGCAAGCCACATACACCCTGCCCACCAACTGCATCCAGATGCTCGACACCTACTACTCGGTGTTGAACAGCGACGGCGTGACCTATACCGACCGGATCATGCTGCCGATGAGCCGGACCGAGTATGCGGAGATACCGCAGAAATCCATCCAGGCACCGCCGAACCGCTACTGGTTTGATCGCGCGCAAGCGCCGACGGTCACCACATGGCAAGTCTGTGATGGAAGTTCGCCCGGTGCGCTGATGAATTATTTCTACCTGCGCCAGTTGCAGGACGTGAACCTGCTCGGCACCGAAGCGCCGGACATGCTGAACCGGTTCCTCGAAGCGTTCATTGCCGGGATCACGGCGCGATTGGCTGAGAAGTGGCTGCCGGCCGTGTGGGCTGACAAGAAGGCGGCAGCAGCAGCGGCGTGGGCCGAAGCGTCGAAAGAAGACCGTGAGCAGGGTGGCATGACGATCCGGCCCAACTTCGCCCGCTACATGAGACGGCGCTGATGCGCGCGACCGGTAGAGCCCGCGTCAATCCCCGCGCGCCCAGCGCGTTCGGCGTGTGCGACAACTGCGGCATGTGGTACAACCGCGCCGCGCTGGTGGACGAAATGCAATACCAGGGCAATGCCGTGCGCCCGACTGGGTTCAAGGTGTGCACGCGCACTTGCATGGATGTGCCGCAGCCGCAACTTGCCAGCCCGGTCCTGCCAAGCGATCCAAAACCCGTGTTGCAGCCGCGGCCCGAGCTTTACACCGGAGACAATGGCTTTGGGCTGGCGTCCTCCGGCAGTGCGTCAAGCTCGGCCAACCCGGTCTCGGAGCTGCCCTAATGGCGATGTATTATGCCGATTGGGTGAACGCGCTCGGCGGCTACCTGCCGGAGAACGTGGCCAACACTAATACCGAAGCGCCGTTCACGTCCGGCAGCCGCTACAATGCGGTCATTGACCGGTGCATCGAATATGCCGAGTTGCGCATGTATCGCGACCCGGACCTGGATTTCTTGGCCACGCGCGAGTTCGCTACCTCGACCTGCACGGCCGGCACGCGCTCCGTCACCCTTCCAACCGGCATGATCGTGGTGGAGGAAGCCAACCTGGTCATCCCCGCCGGTCAGGCGCCAAACAGCGCCGGCTCATCGTTTGTGCCTCTCGAAATCACATCGGTTGCGTTTCTCAACCGCGCGTGGGGTGCGGAAAACACCCAGCAGCAGCCCTCCAAGTTCGCCCGCGCCAATGACACCCAGATCATCCTCGGCGCCAATCCCGACCAGGCATACGTGATCAGCTTCTACGGCACGATGCGGCCCACGGCGCTGTCTTCGACCAACACTAGCACGTTCCTGACGCTCAACCTGCCGGACCTGTTTCTTGCCGCCAGCATGATCTGGATGTCGATGTATCAGAAAAGCCTTGGCGCGGTGCAGTCGGTCGGGCCACTCGAAGGCGTGACCTGGGAAGAGCAGTACCAGAACATGAAGAAAGGCGCCGCCGTCGAGGAAGCGCGCAAGAAGAGTCAGAGCGCGGCTTGGTCGCCGATGGCGCCGACGACTGCTGCCACGCCGCCGCGGGCCTGAGCTGTGCCCAAGCAAAAACTGAAGCTCATGCCGGGCGTGGACCTGCAAAGCACGCCCACGCTCAACCAGACGATGTGGGCGGTATCGCAACTCATCCGGTTCTACAAAGGGCTGTTGCAAAAGATCGGCGGCTGGTCGCATTTTTCCAGCACGCCGGTGATCGGCACATGCCGGGCGCTTCTCGGATGGGCTGATCTGTCCGGCATACCCTACGTCGCGACCGGCACAGAACAACGGTTGCAGGTGCTCATCGGCGGCTCGACCATCGACATCACGCCGATCCAGCAGACGACGAACCCCGCGGTGTCGTTCTCAACCACATCCACGTCGGCCACGGTTTCAATCACCGATTCCTACGCCCCAAGCGCCGGCGATTGGATCAACCTGATCACGCCGGTGTCCGTCGGCGGCATCGTGCTCAGCGGCTTCTACCAAGTGGCGGTGGGCGGAACGACATACACCATCGTCGCCGCTGCTGCCGCCACCAGCACGGTCAGCAATGGTGGAGCGGTTCCCGTTTTCGCCACCACGGCGTACTCTCCGACCGTGACGGTGACCTTGGCCAATCACGGCCTAACCGCGTCCACCAGCTCGTTCAACGTGCCGCTGTCGGTGTCCGTCGGGGGCGTGACGCTGCTGGGCACCTATGTGGTTGCTTCAGTGGTGGACAGCAGCCATTTCACCATTACGGCCAGAACCACGGCCGCATCGACGGCCTCGGCCTCTCTCAACTCCGGCAACGCGCAAATCCAGTATCTCCTGCCGAGCGGCAACGCCGTGAACGAGGCGCTGGTCGGTTATGGCATTGGCAATTACGGGGCCGGCTACTATGGCGAGCCCAATTCTTCCTCTAGCGTGTCGCTGATGCGCATTTGGTCGCTGGATCATTTTGGCCAGGATCTGGTGGCGTCGCCCAGTGGCGGGCAGATTTATTACTGGTCGCCGCTGACGCCGACGGCCCCGGCAGTCGTGGTTTCAAACACGGCGCCCACTGAAAATAATTGGATATTCGTAGTTCCTGCCGTGCAAATACTCATGGCGCTCGGAACGAAAGACCAATACGGAAACTATTCGCCGCTGCTCGCCCGCTGGTGCGATGCGTCGGACTTCACCGACTGGACGCCCACGGTATCGAACCAAGCCGGAAGTTTCCAACTGAGCAGCGGTTCGAAGTTGGTGTTCGGCGCGGCCAACGGCCTGACGCTCTACCTCTGGACCGACCTGGGCGTGTGGACGGTGACGTACCAGGGGTTGCCCTACATCTTCTCGTTCCAGGAAATGGCGCGCGAATGCGGGGCGATCTCGCCCAACGCGGTCGCCATCTTCTCGCAAGGCGCGGCCTGGCTGTCGGTGCAGGGGTTCTTCCAGCTTGGCAGCAGCGGCATTGTGCCCATGGAATGCCCGGTGTGGGATTTCTACACGAACAATGTGCTGACGTTCCAAAACACCGCCATCACGTCGGCTCTCAACACTGAGTTCCACGAGATTTCGTGGTTCTTCCCGACCGCGACCGGCACCGCCTACGTCAAATGGAATTGGATTGAGAACGTCTGGGATTATGGGACGTTGACGCGCACCGCCTGGATTGATGCGTCTCCGGCCGGCGGCCCTTTGGGCGTGGATGCGAATGGGCTGATCCAACAGCACGAGGTCGGCAACGACGCGGACGGCACGCCCATCGTGGCATCGGCGACCACGGGCTATTTTGACGTGGCCGACGGCGACGATTTTGTGTTCGTGGACATGATCATCCCAGATTTCGTGGCCAGCCAGGGTGCAACGGTCGCCCTGACGGTGCTCAGCCAGGACTACCCTGATGCCCAGGTGACCCAGGATGGGGCATATCTCATGCAGCCCAACCCTTCGACAGGGAATACGCTGCCGGTGAACTTCACGACCACAAACACCAGGGGGCGCCAGGTTGCGCTTCAGATCGCTTCCAGCGACGCGGGAAGCGCGTGGCGGCTCGGCGCGCTGCGCTACCAGTTCCGACCGGACGGCAAGCTGTGAGCGGCTCGTCGGGATCGCAGGAGATCGCTGCCCAGCTTTCGCGCAACACGCTGCTGTCGGCAATCCTGGTGGCGCTGAAGGGGCTCGGCATCCAGATCGGCGCCAAATCGACCACGGCGACCGCAGGCAGTGCGTCGCTTCCCAGCGCGCCGGCCGGGTTTGTGACGCTCACGTTCAGCGATGGGAGTAGCGGCAAAGTGCCCTATTACAACACGTAATGAGCGGCACCCTGTCCCAAGGCCCAGGAGGCGGCATCATCCCGCCCGGCCAGGCTGGCGTCGGCAACCCGTTCCAGCAGCGCCAAGTCGAGCAGATGGCGCAGATGCCAACCGAGCAATTGCAGCAGATGGCTGCGCGCGGCGGCAATTCGCCCCAAGGCCAGATGGCGCAGCGGCTTTTGCAGCAGCGGCACTTCATGCCCAACGCCCAGCCACAGGCCTCGTCCGGCGGCATCACCGCGCAGCAGCCAGGCACATCCAGCCAGCCGGGCACTGGCATTGCGCAGACCCAACAGGCAACCGCCGCCGGCGTGGCGCTGCCTCCAACCACGAACGCGATGCGACGCGGCGGCGGCATTGTCCGGCGCCAGCACTTCGACATGGGTGGCATGCCCAGCAGCCAGGAAGACCCATGGTGGACGCGATCCGAAGCGCATGGCGAGTCGGGGCTGATCCACGCCTACACCCCCGGCCGCACCGACACCATCAACATGGAGCCGCTGGCGGAAAGCCACATCATTCCCGCCGACGTGATCTCCGGACTCGGCGAAGGCAACACCTTGGCGGGCGCGGCGGTCATGGACCGCATTCTCGGCAGCGCGCCGTTTGGCACCCAGATGCCCCGAGGGTCGCATGGCAGAGGGCCGCCAGCGCCGCCGCATGTCAGCAGCCGCCAATTCGAGTCGCGAGGCGGCCAGCCCGCCGGCAAGTTGGGCCAGCGCGTGCCCATCATCGCGGCCGGCGGCGAGTATAAGGTGTCGCCCGAGCAAGTGCTGCGCCTCGGGCGTGGGAGCTACAAGCGTGGGCATGACCTGCTTGATGCGTTCATCCTGGAGGTCCGCAAGCGCACGATCAAGGATATGAAAAACCTGCCGGGGCCGAAGAAGTAATGCCAGACGGTTTCTCCGCTCCCGATGTCGTCGCCGCCACCGATGGTGGCATGATCATCAGCGCCGAGACGCTCGGCAAACTTGGCCGCGGAAGGCGCAATGATGGGCGGCGCTGGCTCAAGACGTGGATCGACAACGAGATCAACGCCAAGCCGATCAATGGACCGACCGAAAAGCCGGCGAACGTGCGCATCGGCACCATCGCGGACGAGCCCGGCCTGCACCGCCTCATGATGCTCGACGTGGAGGAGAATGCCCGCGCCATCGCAGAGCCGTGCCCGGACAAAGTGATGGAGCACATTCAGAAGGGTACCAGGCGGCAGGGCGCCATCATCGCCATGATCGACGGGCCGAAAGGCGAACCGGTGGCGTGCATGAACCTTCAACCGTTCCAGTGGTGGTGGAGCAAGGCCTACTTCCTTCAGGAGGTGTGGAATTACGTGCACCCGGATCACCGGGCATCGAAGCACGCAGACAGCCTAATGAAGTTCGCGCGGTGGGCAAGCGACAACATGACGGCAGAGTATGGAAACCGCGTTTACTTGCTGCAAGGCGTGACTTCTAAAGACAATGTTCAAAAGAAGGTAGCCTTTTACTCGCGATACGGGAACTATATTGGCGCGTTCTTTATCTACCCTGACGCAGCAGGAGGCGTCCCATGAGCGGCGGCGGATCGAGCACAACCACCAGCAGCAGCACGGTCCCGCAGACCTTCCTGAATGCCTACAACAGCACGGTCAACCGCGCGACGGGCGTGGCCAAAACGCCATACCAAGCGTACACCGGCAATTTGGTGGCTGGGTTTTCACCGGACCAGACGACGGCGCAGGGTGAGGTCGAGCAGGCACAGGGGGCGTATCAGCCGGAACTGAATGCGGCGAACTCGGCGGTAGGCGCTTCGACTGCGCCGTTATGGTCGAACACGATGCAAACTGGCGTCAGCCCTTCGTCAGGCATTGCCGGCTACACGCCTAATTTCTACGGTTCGTCGCCGCAGGTGAACGCCGGCACGATCTCGCAATACGAAAACCCGTATCAGTCGCAGGTCATCGGCGCGACCGAAGCGCAGATCAACAACACCGATGCCCAGCAAATGGCGCAGCTTGGTGGCAATGCGGCGTCCGCTGGTGCGTTTGGCGGCGACCGGATGGGCGTCGCGCAAGGCATCCTTGGCGGGCAGCAGGCCATTGCCAACAACAGCACGCTGGCCGGGCTGAACCAGTCGAACTACGCGCAGGCTTTGGCCGAGGCGAACCAGCAGCAGCAGACCGGCATCGCGGCCAACGAGGCCAGTCTGGCGTCGGGCGAGAGCGAGTTCAACAACCAGCAGCAGGCGCAACTGAGCGCGAACGAGGCCAACGCCTGGTTGAACTCGCAGGCCGGCTACGCCTATGGCAACCTCGCCCAGGAAAGCAACAACCTGGCGCTCGGCGATGCATCGGCGCTTGCTTCGTCGGGTTTGACGCAGCAGCAGCAGGCGCAGGCCGGGCTGAACACCGCCTATGAGCAGTGGCAAGCGCAGCAGGCGTTCCCGTATCAGCAGACCGGGTGGCTGGCCAACATCACCGAGGGCATCGGCTCGAACGTGGGCGGGTCAAGCACCACGACGCAGACCAACAATGCAGCGGGCGGCCGGGTGCCGCGGGCGGCGGGCGGGATCGTGGTGCCGGGCTACGACAACGGCGGCGGCATCCTTTCCGAGATACCGGACGTAGCGACCAGCTACATCCCCACGTCCGGGTCGGGCGGCTCGGGTGGCGGCGGCATAGGTCGCGGGCCGCCAGCGCCGCCATCGGCGCAAGTGCAGCCCGGCATGTCGCCCAGCAGCATGATCAGCGCGGCCGGCGGCGCCACGTCGCTCTACAACAACCTCGGCGGCCCGCAGTTGATCGGGACGGACGGCATTATTTCCGGGCCGCTGTTCGGTGGATCGTCGGCGCCGTCGATCATCGGCAACGGCGGCATGGGTATCGCCAGCGACGGCGAGAGTGTGCCGCTGACCAATATGGGGTCGAGCGCGTTTGGGCCTGGCCTGGACACGCTAAGCATGCCATCGCCGGCGACAGTTAGCGCCTCCAACCCGAGCTTGTTCGGATCGCTGTTCGGGTCCGGGTCGGCTGCCGCATCGGTGCCGAGCACAGAGATTGCGTCGAGTGCGATTCCGACTGGCATAGGCTCGGGTGCGCTGGATAGCACCATACCGACACTGACGGCCGACGCGGCAAGCGGCGCCGGTGCTGGCGGTGCTGGGTTCCTTGGCTCGCTGGGCAGCGCAATCGATGCGGGTGCCAGCGCCGTAGGTGATGGACTGGCAACTGGCGCCGGAGCAATCGCTTCCGGTGTCGGCGCGGCAGCGGACGCCATTGCGTCAGGGGCATCGGCAGTGGCTTCTTGGCTGCTGCCTCTGTTTGCTTTGCTCAAAGATGGCGGGCGCGTTGGAACGGAGCCGCAGCACCATGCACACGGTGGCATTGTGGTGCCGTTTTCGCAACGCGAGGCGCGCGCGCACGGCGGGATCATCGGCAACAATGGCGAGATGCCGTATTCGATGGCGCCCCCCGTTCTGGCCACGGGCACCACAGGGATGCCGGTGATGGGCATCTTCGGCACCAGCTCGCAGCCAGGTCCGGCCAATCTTTCGCCAAGCGGCGGCGCGCTGGCAGATGGCGGCATCGTGACCCGCGCGTTCGGCGGCGGCATGGGTTCCGGCCGCGGCAACAGCGCGCCCACCACCGGCTTCGGAAATTTCGCCGCCCCGTCCTACAATGTTTCCGGCGCGCCTGGCGCCGGCAACACCAACCCGATGGGCATCCTGTCGCCGTCCGGCTACAACTCGGCCGCCAGCATGGGCGCGCATCCGTTTGGCCTGAAAACCGGCGGCATCGTGGTGCCATTCCGGCGCCATTTTGATGATGGCGGTTCGACAGACCCGCAGCCGACCGACGCGATGGTTGACCAGCTACGCGCAGATGAAACGGCCGGCGCGCAGTCGGATGCTGCGGCGGCAGCAGCGCCGGCGACCGCGGCCGCGCCGCAACCCAACGCCGCCGCTTCCTCGACACCGGGCGTCGGGGCGACGCAGACCTACCAGCCGGAGAAGCCCAACCTTTGGATACCCGCGCTGGCCGGCCTGGCGACCGCAGCGCTCGGGCGGCATCATGAGGTCGGCCACAACATCGCCGAGGGCGTGCTGGCCGGGCTGGGCACGTATTCCAAGGAGGACGAGCAGTATCAGGGGCAGCAGGAGAAGGCTGCGACGATCCAGCAGGAAGCGAAGCGGCTGGCGGATGCTGCCGAGCAGCACCGGGCGGATTTGGCTGAGACAGTGCGGAGCCACATGGCGACCGAAAGCACGGCGGCGCTGACCGCGACGAGCGAGGCGGCTTACCGTGCTTTGTCTGGGAAGGTCGATATGATGAACGCAGGCACAAACGCTAAGCGTGCGGCAAGCGAGACGGCTTTGCAGGGCATACAGGCAACCAAAGAGCAGTATGACCTAGATCAAGAAAGAAAATTTCAAGCGCTTTTGGCTGCGGCGCAGAATGGCGGCGGACAGCAGTCAAATGGCACGTCAGCGCCAAGCGGCACCGCTGCGCCAAGCGGCACCGCTGCGCCAAGCGGCACCGCTGCGCCAAGCGGCACCGCTGCGCCAAGCGGCACCGCTGCGCCAAGCGGCACCGCTGCGCCGTCGTCTTCAAATCCGAGTTTGTCCAGCCAGTCGTTGCCTCAGTCAGCGCAGCCAGGGCAAAGCGCGC